GTCACAGTATTTTCCCAAGTGGTCTTACCACCCTTTGAAACTGGTTGTACATGATCTAGTGTAGAAACTTTACGTTCTATATGCGAACCACAGTATTGGCAATGTCCGTTGTCTCGTAAGTATACATTACTACGGCTAAAACGAACTGTAGTTTTTGCTTTCATGTACTCGCGAAGCATGATAACGCTTGGGACTGGGGTTTCCCATGTAGCTGAATGTACAATCCAATCGTCGTGCCATGCTAGTACATCAGCCTTATCTAAGACCATGTATCTGATGGCATCTTGCCAATTAATTACACTTAATGGAAGAAAGCTAACTGGTTGTCCGTCAGCATTCAAGACTAGAGTGTCCGACATTTTTATTTCCTTTTGATTGTGTTTACAGACCCAACCGACTGAGCATTAATTATATGCTCATAAAGTACTTATGTCAAGCCCGTTTAGGCCAGCATGTTTTGGGCAAATTCTAGTCCAGATCGATCCAAAGCATTGCACCATTGGTCTTTATTATCTGAACCATACACTAATTCTTCATCTGCCGACGATAAACACCAACTGTGTTGTTGGTTCCAAGGAGGAGTACCGTTTATTTCACCTTGTAGTTGGCCTTGCGCCCATCCACACATACCTAAAAATAGTCGCCATTGATATGGACGATCTCCCATAGCCAGTCTAGGTAATATATCATCTGCACTACTCACGCTAAACTTATCATTAATTCTGAGTGTGTTTTTACTTACCCATTCGTTTGAATGTAAGAAGCTAAGACTTTTTACATTAACTGGGCCACCAAGGTAAACAAATCCAGGAACATCTATTTGGAATCCTAGTTGTTCGCCAAACTCTGGAATACTCATTTGACTTCGTTTGTTTAATACAAGACCAACACTACCTTGGTTGTGATGCTCTGTAATCAGTATTACAGTCTTGTACCAAAAATTGCCTTTGACCGCAGGCGGCGCAATTAAAAGATTGCCAGTTAAGTTCATGAAGTTATTTATAGATTAGCGGTTGCGTATAGAAGATTTTACATCACCAACTGTAAAATAATTTTTACCTTTGCTTTTTGCAAATGCTGGATTCTGTTCCCATACTTTATGCAAACTGAGTCCTGATGATTTTCCGCTAGGAAGAATTAAATCGCCGCCGCCTTTCTTACCTAATACTGTGCTGTCTGATGCATGTACAAATGCCGGCATAAAGGTTCGCATATAGATAGTTCCAATATCTTCGCCTGGTTGCACTCCTGCATTTTTATAAAACTGATATACATAATCAAGTTGCTGTACTGCTGTCATCTTTGCAAGTTCAGCCTTACTAGTTCCGAGGCCTCTTGCAGTTCTTTCAGTAAAACCAATTAAGCCTACTGAAACATTATTAGGATCTTTTGAACTTGGACTAAACGATCCTGCTGTTTCAAATTTAATAATCTTATATAGGGTATCGTAACTAATGCCTAATGCTTGAGCAATCTTGTGTAATTTTTTGTTGAAGTCTGGGTCTTGTATATTTGCATTTGGTTTAGCAGGATCAGTTTTTCCTGCAGCTTTTTCACCTGAACTGCCGCTAGCACTAGTTCCTATACTAAATGGTTGTTTGCCCAGCAATGCACCCATAAATTTATCAATGTCTTCTTTGATTTTAAATTCGTTGAATCGCATACATTATCCTATATTGGCCATTGGGTCTACTGGACGGCCAGCAACACGTTTTGACCAATGTAGATGAGGACCTGTTGAGTAGCCAGTGTTTCCAGATAAGCCAACAACCTGACCTTTCTTTACTTGTTGCCCTGATGATACTTTAGATTGTGACAAGTGTAATAATGAATGTATTACTCCTCCAGAATTAATTTCAACAAATGTTCCGTTCATGTTGTCAGATCCGGACCTTGAAACAACACCATCTTGCGGTGCTTTTACTGGAGTACCAATTGGAACTGCAAAATCTGTACCCAAATGCATTCCACTAGAACGTCTTCCAAATGGACTAGATACTGGTCCGTTAACTGGAAGTATTTCTCCATCTGTTGATCCTGGTGAATTGGGTTGAGTTTTATCTGATTTGTCGGTTGCGTCAGATGTTCCTGATACTTTATCAACAACATCTGAAATGGCAGTTGACGGGGTTCCAAGTATGGATCCCATAAAACGATCTATTGATTCACTAGTTGCAAACTCTTTGTATCTCATTTGCGTGTTCCATAATCAGGTAGAGGTCCGCCGTATTTGCGGCCTTTAATCTTTTTGCCGCCCACGGTTACACGAACCTTTCGTTTTCCAGCAGTTATTAAATGACTCTTTTCGCCATCACGGGCACGGAGTCCTTGACTCTTACAACTTGCTAGATTACTTGCACCTAAGTCTTTATCAGGGGTTCCGCCTGTACATAATGCACGGCTGGCTTTTTCGTCTAGTTTTAATTCAACAGGAGTGGTAAATTCGTTTGCTCTCATAGTTATGTATTTATTGTTCCTACTGTGCTAGGAACTCAAACACATTGAGCCATTTACGTTTACCTATAGTTTGTTTTAGATGTGTTAAATCTGCACACGTTTTGTTACGAAATCGGGTGAGTTCTTTAGCTGGAACTGGTTCAAACTCTATTTCTACACCCTCTTGCTCTGCTATTTCTTCAGCAATGTCTAAGAAGCTGTGTGCTAGTCCTGCTCCGCAGTTCCAGATTCCCGACCCATTAACTGTTTTAATGAAATCAATATGTAGACGACATACATCGCCAACCCAAGTCCAATCACGCTTAACATTTTCTGCTGTCTCCCATACAGTTATCTTACCTTCTTTACGTGCTTGATTACGCCATTTAACAATAGCATTGGCACGATTGCCTCGTAAATGCATCCACTTACCGTACACATTAAAATAACGGAATCCATGCACCATTATTTTTACATCTTGTTGTGGCCACCAACGATCAAATAGATATTTACTCCAAGCATACGGAGTTTGTGGATAGCAGTTAGCATGTTCACTAAAATCCCTAGTATCTCCGTATACAGAGCTTGAACTGGCATATTGCAAGTGTACACCATGATGATTGCACTCGTCAAATAACCACTGACTGAACTCATAATTTTGTTTCATTATGGCTTCAACATCTGTACAAGTCATATCGGCAATGGCACCCAAATGTATTACCCAATCATATCCGCTAACATCAGGATAGTCTTTTGGATCCCATTCCCACCCGTCAACGTGCCATCCTTCTTCAGCTTGGCACCAAGCGAGCATGTTACGACCTATAAAACCTTCATGGCCGGTTATTAATATTTTCATATGTACCTCTTACTGGGTATTTATGAAGCAGTGCCTTTGAGGTAGTCTTTTTCTTTATAAGTCTTAATCATATGGCAACGGCAACACAATGTTTGGATATTTTCTGCTGTATCTGCACCACCATCGCTTTTACGCTCTAGGTGGTCCCCATGCATTACTCCTCGCATACAACGTAACTTATGGAACGGATCTTCAATGTCATCAAACTGTGGATCAACACGTGGATCGTATTTGCAACACTCGCATACCCATCCACGATAAAATGTATGTGGACGGTCTGCTTTACCCATACCGCCATACTCTGCAAGTTGTAATTGATGTTCACGGCAGTAACCATCACTGCCTGGACCATCAAAGATTGTAATATCGTTATCACAATCTTCTAACTTACACTTACATTGTAGGCGATACTGTTCCTTGAGGATGCTTTGACTTTTAAGTTTATCCTTGCTTGGATCACGTAGCATAGACATATTACCACAAGTCCTTCTTAGCAACAGTAAAACCGTTGTTAGCAGAATATGTAGGAACAGACAGCTTGGTACTCTTCTTAACTTGTGCAATCAAAAACGGGATACCTGTACGCATTTCTGAAGTAAAGCCACGCAAGCCTGACTCAGCGTATGACTCTGGGTTAGCCTTCTTGTACCATTCTTCGTATGACATTTTAACTTTATCCCAGAACGGACCATTAGGACCAAAGTCACCATCAAAGTATTCTTTTGTAAATGCCGCAAACTCTAGCAAGTATGCTTCATCAACAGTAATGTTTTGTTCAAAGCACAAGTTGAAGTACTCATACAACTGTCTAGCTTCTTTCGGTTCAACAGCACGTTCCTGATTTAGGTAAGTCCAATACGTGGCAAACATTCGAGTAACTTCTGGATCCTTGCGGGTCTTCAAGCTCTTACTCATAAGTGTGTCAGCCAGCAAACTAAACGCACCGGGCTGATCTTCATCGCCAAACTTACTGTGCGTAGCAAACAAGCCTGCAGACGCAAGGTAGTCGTTCTTCTTAGCTGTGTCAGTCCATTCAGTGTCGTCTGCTCCGTCAACTTTAGAGCCGTATACCATCTGCTTATACTTGTCAATAAAGTCTAGTTCTTCTTTAGCATCGCCGTTCAACAAAATAAAGTTACGACGAATTTCTAGTTTGTGTTTTACATTGTACACAACAACAGGAATCATTGTTTGTGCTGTACGTTCGCCAAACACTTTTGTAAGAATAATATACAAACTGATTGCGGTGTGCTGCCCGTCCCACGCAATATAGTAACCGGGCTTACTAGCATCTTCATACACTTGAATTGCCATAGTCATTGTGCTACGGAAATGTTGTAGAATGTTTAGCACGTGACGCAAATTAAGACTACGTTGCATTGTAGTATCAATTAAAATTTTGTCCATTGGAACCATGATTGCTTTACACAACAGCAAGTCTGTAAAGGTAGTCCAATCTTTATGTCGACGTTTAAATTCGTCAACTACACCAGTTAGTAGTCCAACAAACAGTGGCGCAGTTTTTAATGATTCAGCTAGACGTTCTTGTAGAGTTACAAAGTGGCTGTCTGATTTAAGGTATTGCTCGTTGATAATTTGAGCGTGAGTTTTTTCTGTCATAGTTAAGTTCCTTTTTGCGGGCTTCACTTGCCCTTTTGTCGGCCTTCTCTTGGCCTAGTATACACAACACTATTATTGCGTATGTCTTAATTATATATTATTTAACTACCAAAGTCAAGTCTTTTTAAAGATATAAACACCTTCAAACTTT